CTCTGGCTGGTACCGCCGGCTTCGGTCTTGTCGTAGCCCGTAGCGGCAGCCAGGTTGTCACGCAGGGCAAGGGCTTCGTCCACATACTGCATGTACTCTTCAGTCAGCGCGTTCCGTTCCGCCTCGGTCAGTTCGTTGTCCTCCATGGCCTTGCCGAACTTCTCCCACCAGCCTTTCAGTTTTTCGCTGTACATCTCACCGATCTTGTTGCTCAGCATCGCCCGCATGAAGTACTCGGATATATCCTCTGCCGCATCCTTCGCGCCATACTTCATGTTCATCAGATTATCGATGAAGCTGCTATACATTCCGTCAAACGAAATGCCCGTCAGCCCTTCATACAGCTGGTCGGTCAGTTCCTCCAGCTTGCCGGCCTGCGCTATATAGTCATCCAGTTTATCGGTCAGCCGTTCACCGTAGCCGCCCTTGCCGGTATTCTGTATCTGCGTCCACATGTCCACATTCGAACGCAGCGCCTTCATCTCCTCCGGGCTCAGGCTCCACAGGTTCCCGTCCCACTGGCGGCCAATCTGTCCGCTCAGTTTGTCTATCTGTGCCTGGTTGAAACCGCCCCAGTAGTAGTTCCAGCTGTGGTGGCTACCGCTGTAGCGTGCCTGTTCCTGCGCTATCTGCAGATAGTTTGCATTCGTCTCTTTCTGGTATTTGTAAGCATCCCGGTAAGCTTCCACCGATTTTGTCCCCTTGCTTGCCTTGATGGTATCGGTCAGGTCTTCGATGGAAGTCTGCAGTTTCTCGTTCCGGTCTGTAAGACGGTCAATAGCAGCCTGCACTTCCTTGGCGTTTCCGCCGATGCCAAACAGTTTGTTGAAACCTCCGAAAGACACCGTGTTCAGCAGTCCTCCGATACCTTTCACAAGGGAACCGCCTATCTGTTTGAACAGGTCTCCGCTGAGGATATTGTCGAGTATTCCGGTTATCGCATTGAAAATGGTGTCTATCAATGATGAGATAATCGGGCCGATACCGTCTTTCAGCAAATCCAGTATAGAGAGAATGGCCGATATAATCTGCCCGATGACTCCGGCACTTGACAGGGTCTCGGACATCTGACTGATGGCATCACCGACCTTGCCTCCGATATTCAGTTTTGAAAGACCGGTAAGCATGTTCTGGATTCCTTCAAATGATCCCTGCAAGGTTCCGCTTGCAAAACCGTGCAACCCGTCGGATACCATGTTCAACCCGTCAACCGTGTCCTGGGAGGCACTTTTCACCTCCCCGGCAAGCGCCTTCATTTCAGAGGTAGCGTTCAGGTATTCTTCGTCAGCTGAAACGCTGGACGATTGGGCCATTTGAAGGGCGATTTTGGTACGTTCTATTTCTGCCTGGTTACCGCTTTCAATAGCCTTGTTGTAATCGGTCTGCGCCGCTTTTAACCGAGCGAATGCCGCTTCCTGCTGCAGTTCCGCATTTTGCACACGTGTGACGGCATCCCCCAAAGCGTGCATCTGCGTTTGCAGCCGGGCAAAATCCAATGTGCCGTTGCCACCGGGGAGCATGCTTTGAATACGTTCAATGGCATCGTAAACAACCTGCTGGTCTGCGGCTCCTGATTTTTTGAACTCATCCGTCTTGACATACTGCTTAAGTTCGCCGAGCAGGTTCTTCATCTGGTCTGCAAGCAGACCGGTCAAATCCCCGAACGCTGCTCCCCAGTCTATCTTCTGGGTAAGGGCTTCCATGTCCACTTTGTGCACAGCCGCATCACGCTGCTTCTCCAAAGTCAGCCTTTCTCCCTGGGACTGTGCCTTGCGGATTTTCTCGGCATATTCTTCAGCGATGGCCAGTTTCTGCTGCTGGAAGGTACCGTATTCCTTCAGATAGTCACGCATGGCTTCCGCCTCTTCCCTGTACACGTCCGTCTCCGCTTTTTTCCGGGACTCGGTGTTTGAGGCACGGGCTTTTTCAAGTGCATCCTGTTGCTCCCGGGTAAGTCCGTTATCTCCGGTGGATATGCCGGCTTCCTTGTTCTCACGCTTCCAGTCGGCTTCCTGCCGGTTAATTTCTTCTTTTCTCGCTTTATAGTCATATTCGATTTGTGCCAGCTTCTTTTCGGTACCGGCTTGCATGCGGTCTATCTCTTCCTTCCGGTTTTCAGCCTGCAATACGGCAAGATCCTTCGCCAGCCTGCGCTCTGTGGCCAGCCGTTGCTTGGCTTCCGCTTCTGGATTCTTCCCGGACTGCTTAGGGTCGGTATGCCCACCGATATTTCCTTTTTTGGCTGCTTCTGCGGCTTTTTTTACCTCTTCCTCCGCTTTTTTCAGATAACCGTCTCGTTTGTTTTCGGCATTTTTCAACAGTATGTCATAAGCTTCCTGATCATGTTTCTTAATGGCAGCCTGTGCGTCATAGAACTGCCCGGATTCTGCCATGTTGGACTGTATGATATATTGTCCCCATTTCCCGAAAAAGCCCATGGCGCTTTCTGCCTCTTCCGGTTTCTGTGCCTTGATTTTATTCACCTCTTCATCGGCTTCTGCAGCTTTTTTTACAAGATTTTGGACATTGGCCTGGTGCAGCAGAACCTGTACATAGTCCTCGCTCTTTTGGATAAGGGTATCATACCATTCAGAAAGTGTTTTATAATACCCGAAAGATTCCCCGTACTTGCGGTTCAGTTCCTCCACCTTGGCCTTTTCCTGTTCCTTGCTTCCGGTGAAGTTCTTTATTTCATTGATAACCGATTTCAGCTCAAAGCGGGTACGCACCATCTGGGCACGGCCGTCCTTCTCTATTTCGGTCATTTCCTTCAGCGATATGTTGAATTCATCCACGCCTTTTTTGGCGCTGAACAGGTCTTTCGTCCAATCCCAGATTTCGTCACCATACATTACCAGCAGCATGATGCCGGTGGTCATGGCCGTCTGCCAGGAAAAAAGTGAGGAAAGAACCTGCTTCCATACCGGTGTGCCTTTCTTGCCGGACTTCTGCAGCTCATCGTATTCCTTGCGGGCACGGGCCAGTTCGTCCGTAAAAATCGGCAGGTTGTTGGATATGGCCATGAAGAACATCTGCGGTCCCATGGCCAAGGAAGGCATTTCACGAGCCATCTGCTGGATGCTGTTATGAAGTCCGTTGAACTGGCGCTGTGCATTAGGTATATCTGCAGGAGTGACCTGTACAGATTCCGATTCGTTTTGCAACATTTTCAACTGGGCGTGCAGTTCCTCAAGCTGCTTCTCCAGCGCATGGATTTGCGCAATATTGGCACTTTGGTCCAGATTCGGGGCAGCTGTCTCACCTGCAAGACGTAACCTCTCCAGTTCAGCCTCCAACAGTCTGACGGTATTACGCAATTCCAGTGCCTCACGCTCGGCTTTGTTCATGCCGGGCGTAAGTTTGTCCTTCATCAAAAATTCAACTTCTACAGGTTTACTCATTCCAGTTTACTTTGAAAAAATCCTACTATATCGTTCGCCTCATCCTCGGCGCTGCGCTCCGGGTGACTGTCACACTTACCGCTACCTCCCTTCTGTCGAACATATCGCGGAGCGTCGCTCAGCATCAGTATCAATGTCTGGTAGTTCACACCGTCCAGGATGTAGTCCACACTCCAACCCGTTGCCGATGCTATCTGCCACACGAAACCGAAAGGGCTATGGGAACCTTCATACCGGGTTCTTAACTCCCCATCCTTGCCTGGCTCAGTCTCGGGGTCATCGGGTTCGCCCGCGCCGCCGAGCTGATAATACGCATAAAATCCTTCGTGCCCATCAGCCGTTCAAACGTCCGGAACAGCGCCATCAGATACTTCCACTCCACAAGGTTCCGGAGCACCCATGCCGTCACACCGATACCTACATGTCGCGACACATAGCCCCGACACACCGTATAGGCCAGCAGACGGCTCACAGCCTTGCCATGTTCCGCTACAAAGTTTAGTTCCTCGATCTTGTCCTTCGGCTGCCACCCGGGTTCAACACCCATCTTCAGGTATTCCCTTGCCAGCAGAATCTGCCCGCGCAGTCTCGGACGCTTCATCGTCACACGCACCTCCAACGTACTTTTCATCCATGGGAGCTTCCACCTTTTAAGAGGAACGGACACGCCGCTGTCCAGCAGCGCATCCGCACACTCCATCTCTATCAGTTGTTCCAGCAGGTCAGCCATACACTATCCCTCCTTGCTTGTGGCCTCCTCGCTTGTAGCCTCCTCACTTTGAACCGAGGCAGCCGCCGCTGCTCCCGCTGCAGGCAGCTTGTGCTCTCCCCACTCTTCGGGCAAGGTTTTCGAGTCAAACACGCCGTAGGGCTGCGAACCGTCCTCCGGCATAGCCACCTCCAACGTACATTCTATCTTGGCCGTTTCCGTAAGCGTCAGCTTACCGCCCAGGTTGCTCAGCAGCGTGCCGTTCGGTATCAGGATGCTCCGTCCGCTCACCAGTTCCAGTTCAAAAGGACCTTGCATCAGCAGGGCGGCTTGTGGGGCGGTCCAGCCTATTGGGTTCTTCTTCTCGCTGTCTTCTTTCGCATAGTGCAGCGTGCCGCCCAGCATGGCATGCAGGTTCTTGTAGTCCGTCTGGATTACGTTGAATGTGGGGGCGATGCTGCCATTGCTCTGCGGAATGATCAGCACGGGGGCACCCGGTGCCTGTTCCGCCTCAATCTTTGCGGCTTCGGGCTTCTGCCCGTTCAGGTCAAACGAGCCTTTTTCAATATAGCCTATCACGAAGTCATTGTATTTCACGGCACCGATACCGTACATAAAATTTTTGTTCATCGTTTATAAAGTTTGATGGTTAATAACACACCGGCCAATAAGCCGGCCAATACACCTGTGATAAACGTCCGCATCCGGTTCGGAGGACGTTTTTCTTCCATTTGAACGTCATTCGAAGTTTCACTATTGGTCTCGTTTCGGATGCGTGTCAGCTCTTCTTCATACCACAGCACCAACTGTTGCAGACTGTCACACGAGGCTTCGGCCACAATGTTACCGCTACCGTCATTTCTTACAGTCAGGTTGGCCTGACCGCTCTTCCCGCGATACACCGCGCCGTCAGGAAGCTTACGGAGGCTGTCCGCCGGTATCGTCAGCTTCACCGCACTCGCCTGTATCCCCGCCATCACCAGTCCCGCCCGTCGGCTTCTGTTCGCACTGTCGGCGCTTGCCGATTCCGTCCGGACTTCCCGATTCATGCTCTTTCGGTGACTCACGCAACCTG